TTTGATAAGATGGCAATAACATCAAATGAAACTCCATGGAAAATTTCATGGAATCCATATTTTATGCCACACCATATTGTCGCCATGGAAAACGAGCAATACGACATCATTTGCATAGATGTGAAGCGCATGGATAAAAATTTGTCACCTAATTTTGTCAGCATATTATGTGGACTAACAGCTTCCACATATGCAGAAGATATGGGTGTAGATTTTCAGGCAATAGCAAAGACAATGAGTAGAGCTATTCATGCACAGGGCAATGTGTTCTATACCCAAGAAGGTGGTAACCATTCAGGTTCAGCTCTAACGACACCTTTAAACACAATTTCATGCCATCTCTGTATGCTGTATGTCTTCATAAAGCAATTTAATAAAGTGTTTTCAAGAATGCCAACCCTACATGAGGCTACCACCTACATGACATATGCAGGCATGGGGGACGATGTTAGGGTGGCTTTTAATCCTACACTAAAGATGACTTTTGAAATCCTGCAGGAAGGGTTTAAAGAATGTGGCTTGGAGATAGTGTTGAATAAAAATACAAAGGAGCATACTAAATTAGGTGAGCTTTGCTCACGTATTTTCAGGCAAAAAGAAGATTCTCATATAGTTTATGGAGCACTAAAAAAGAAATCTATCCTAAAAACAATTCATTGGGTAAAGAAATCTAAATTGAATCTCTTCCCACAAATAGCTGGCTTAGCTATTTTTGAAGCTTCACTTTGGGAAGAGGAATTTTTTAATAAAGTAGTTTCAGATTCTGTAAAAATAGCTAAGCGCCATGGTTTAGACCCTACTACAATTCCAATTAATACATATAAAGAGTACAGGCATAATTTGGATTTATATATATTAGGTCAAAGCAACAGTCCTATTGTAACGTCAATAGGGAACGGTATTTTTGATAGTTTCCTGCCAGATACACCACCGGTGGTTGGAAATCCACAAATTTTGAAGTGGCATGTCGAGCATCCAGACGAATCAACAAAGATTAGAGAGTTTACCACCTTTGATAAGAACACTGGTAACTGGGTTGTCCGACTCACACTTGGCGAGAGCTCTTTTGTGGGATCGGGAACTGTGTACTGCACCGCGCGAGGACAAGCATACTCTCAATTGCTTGAGCAGTAGATATCTACTTTGGGTGTCGACTCTCATTCAGTTGAAGTGGGCTAATTGCGGTATAAAATCACCCGACTTGTTCTATATTAGAGTGGCTCTACTGCATGAGTATGGACTCTATTTACCCGAGATTGTATCCTGAACGGCCCTTACCATTTAGGGATTGGGTCAACCACTTGAGTCACCTGCAGCACTCAGCATTCATGAGTAGTTTTCATAGATTCTTTCTTTGCACAACAAATAGACCAGATGTTCACAATACAACATCATTTCCCATAAATTATTATGCTGAATTTCATGAATTTTGGTCAGACATTCTTTGGGAAGTTTCCCATAAGCACCCTTGGTTTGAAATAGATCAGTGGTTCTTTATGAATCCAATCACAGAGTATGATTTTGATTCAGAGTGTGAGGGATTGTACACATGTAGTTTTATATGGTGTGACTTTTTTGAAAGAGTGATACCATTGATGCGTGATGACAATTTCTC